GAAAATCATTGCTTCGAAGCATACGATAAATACACTGCTATAATGAATAGCGCAGAATATATAGACGCCATAACAAAGACAATAAATCTTTTATATAGAGTTAATCTTGATGAAATTCAATTAACAAATCCATTTAAGTTTATATAATTAACTCTTATGGCTGATTAAAGGAGTGTTATTTTCCCATGAATGGCATCAAAGGCATGTTACTCGCCGGAAATTTTCTGTACAACGTCGAAACGCCAACATCATAAATAATCGCTACCTGCTGTCGCGGTACTCCCGCCCCAATCAGGCGCCCGGCCTGCGCCCATTGTTCCTGTGATTATTATTTAATAACGATTACGAAAACAAAAACTCAACTAACTGAATTAAATAGAATTAAAAAAAGTGACATATAAAAATGTACTTAATTATGTACTTCTGAAATCGTCAGCATACGATCTGCTGATCAACATACGACGTTACATCACAATAGAGGTCTATACGATCTATAAACCTATAAACACGGTTACAGTCAGTCCTGACTAAACAGCAGCCGGCCTACCGCAGTCACGTTCTTGCAGACAACGTGACTGCGGTAATCCATCCCACCGGATTGTCTTCAAATTCTCCATGTTGCTGAATCGGCTAACAGCTTCTTAAACGATCGGTATTAGGCTAGGTTCTAAATCTTGCCTGAATGAAAATAAATGTAATAATGATAGCTTGGTATTGACATATAGATTGAAAAAGCGCATGAAAATAGGATTCCAACCAGCCATATTGCAATATGCATATACAAGTAACGAGGCGACATCAAACCTTGAGTTATTAAATAAATGGAGAATAGAATCCCCAGATATTGAGAAGGAGGAGCGTAATAGTATTTACGACAAAATAATAGAAGCAAATCATACCGGGAGCTTATCAATTACTGCTCATCATGTTACCTCTATTCCGGTATTTCCTGATAATTTATCCGAGTTGAATTTATCTTCATGCTATACACTGGAGTCTATTCCAAATCTTCCTGATGGGTTAAAAAGTTTAACTATATCTGGAAATCAGACCATTAAAATTTCATATTTCCCAGATAGCTTAGAGTCACTATCTATAGATATGCAGGCATATGAAGAAAATTATACTTTCCCCGCATTACCTTATGGATTAAAGAGTTTTACTGCGTGCTATGGTAAATTTTTGCCTCCCCTTCCTCCGCATCTATCTTCTTTGTCATTGCAAAATTTCCCTGAAATATTATGTGCTGAGTTACCATATAAATTAGATAAATTAGACTTACAAAATTGCCCTTTCTTGCCATTAATGAAAATGTTACCTGAGGGGTTAAAAGAACTAAGTATTGAACTTATACAAACAGTTCCCGGTACTGTTATAGATGATATTTTGCCTGATAAGCTAAAAAAATTAAGTATCAACTTTTGTGATAATATTAAACTTCCAGTTAAGCTTCCTGTTAATTTAAAGTCTATCAATTTATCCTCAAGGACCCCTATTGTATGGGAAATACCAACCTGCAATCTGCCTGCACATATAGATATTAGTACCGATGGTTATGTTAAGCTTAATCCTGAATTTCTTACCAGGAGTGATATTACCTTTAGTAACAAACCTGCAGGAGATGCGTTAAGTTTTCAGCCTGGAGATGTGGTTTATGGTTTATGTAAGGCAAGAGATCGAGTAAATACTTTAGTTAATTCGTTATATTATTTTTCAAAAAAGATATTATTATTCAAAATACATTAACAGATGCGGTCTGGGACAGGAAGAATAGAGCCGTGTTTAATAAAGATGAGAAGATAGCAGAAAGATTGAATGATGTTCAGAGAGGGACTTTTTTTAGAGAATTTTTATCTCAACATAAAAAATACAATATTACCGAAGATAAATATTCAGACTTATCCAATGAGGAGTGCTGGATAAAAACAAGTAAAGCCGGTCTTGAATTCCAAACACGATTAAGGGAACGGTCAGTTATTTTTGTCATTGACAATTTAGTTGATGCTATAAGTGATATCGCAAATAAAACAGGAAAGCATGGTAATTCTATTACAGCACATGAGCTAAGATGGGTATATCGGAATCGACATGATGATCTGGTAAAACAAAATGTTAAATTTTTTCTTAATGGTGAGGCTATTTCACACGAAGATGTTTTTTCATTAGTTGGTTGGGATAAATATAAGCCTAAAAATGGAGTGTGATATTTAACGTGTGATTCATAGAAATCGTTGACTTTAAAAATAAAATATGCAATTAATATATTTATATATAGAGCAGTCCTATTGGAGTTAAGAATATATACTACCCCTAACTCTAGACTACATGCCAACTTTACTTAGTATCATATTTTCTTGCTACATATCTGTTTGGCAAGGGTATGAATAAAAAACAAGATTAATTTAATTGATATCGCAACAGATAAGCACTTGCATTTATCTTTAAACCTTTTTATGGCCAACCAGATTTTTCACCATCTGCGCACGTTTATTCGGGCATGCGTTGAAAACCTGCAAAAAAGAAAAATATCGATGCTTATTATTTTTTCTTTAAGTAAATTTTCGCTCAACAAACTTAATTGTTTATTCAATGACGATGAAGCGTGAACTATGCTGGAAATGAAGGAAGTCAACAGTAAGGATAGTCTGAATATTCACGGGTGATATTATGAGACATCGTATATTTTTCCCATTGCTTCTGGTGTTGTCGGCTACAGCCTTTTCGGCATCGGCGATGGCCGCCAGTGATACAAAACCCCCACCAGATAATACAAAATCCGCCTCCAGTGGACTGCCGCCAATACCCGCCCCATTTATTCGTCCCCCCTGGTGTGACAACTGGCCACCAGATATAGAAAAACCACCAGAGTGGTGTCAGATTTGTGGTTGTTAATTTTTTACAGAAGGCTGTAACAACCATATCAGTACTGATGGTATATCTGGTTATTATGCTTCATCAGTTCCTCCTGAACTGAATATTACTTCAGGCTGGTGTATTTTATTAATGCCAGCCTGTTTTTTCACAACGTCATATTACTGGTTTACAGGCACTTCCGGCCAGTCAGGATTTGTGGTATCCACCCGGTTAACCAGTATCCTGTATTTTTTCCATTCGTCGAGCTGCGCTTTCTCATCATCTGTTGCGATATCAAGATCAACAGCATCCTGTAACGGCGCGATTTTTTCAGATGCTATTTGCAGGAGCCTGTTTTTGGTTTCTTCCGCCTGACGAAGCTGCGCTGCTTTTTCAGCCGCTTCGTCTTTTACCCAGACCTTAGCCTTACTATCCCATTTCTGGTATTCACCACCTGGTGAAACTGATGTGACATTTTCGGGCAACGGACCAGGAGCGGAGATATAAACCTGATTGCCGGTTGTTGTGTCGTAAACCATCTCGCCGCGGTGATCCTCATGCAAACTCCATGTCTGGGTTTCAGCGTCAAATATAGCAATATGACTGGCGGGAATATCAGGAGGGGCGATATCAGTACAGTTTGCCGGTAGTCCTGTGTGCGGCGGAATATACGCATCACCTGCACCAATAAATTCGTTAGTATCTGAACGCAGATTGAAAATTTTAATTGTCTGCGCCTGTTCGCTCATTTTAAAAGTCATTATGCCAGCCTCACTATGTAGTTAAATGCAATATTTTTAACCGTGGTTTCCGCATTACCGTCTGCGTCCACAATAACGACGTGACCGTGTGGACCGATATACATGGTGTGCTCGTGTCCTCCGATATAAACTGTATGCGCATGGTCGCCAGCGGCCTGTGTCCATGCACCACCTCCAGGCTGAAATGAGGTGTGATTGGAATCTCCCCAGTATGAATTGATATAACCGCCGAACTGGTGAGTATGATTGCCCGTGGTATTGGTCGATTTCGTGCCGTAATCAAAGGATGAGGTAGATTTTGTCCCTAAGTCAGTATCCTGCGCCCGCGCGGTGTGCGAGTGCGATTTGTTGCCGTCCATTTCTTGCGACAGTACAGCACGTCCACTGATGGGCTTACCCTTTATTGTCCAGCCTCGCATGTCAGGGATAATGCCGGACGGATACGCTACAGCCAATAACGGGTAAGCAGATTTATCAAATGTTTGCCCCTGCATCAGGGCGTAACCGGCAGGGATGGTGTCAGACGGCCACGGAAGGGGAACGCCGGGCGGACACGACATCAGGGGGCGCCAGGTAAAACTGGAACCATTGGTTGCGTCATAGCGTATGCCAGTCCAGGTATTACCGGCTGAGTCTGTTATCTGAACGACACAACCGTTTGCACAATCGCGCTTGGCAATCACTTCCAGGAAAACATAATCGTTTACCGGCAATATTGTTGCCGGAGCTTTATTGCTGGCAAACCGGCGTGCGCCAGATGGCAGGTTACTCAAATCATCGGCGGAGCTTATCCACATAACAGGCTGTTCAGCAAGACCGGTCTGGGTGTCGTCTATAGCTCTTTTGGCGGAGGAAATACGGATGTCGTCACCAGCGGCTACAGTGCCTAGCGTAGTGCCGACGTTGAGTGTAGCGCTGTTGCCAAGTTGGAGGGACTGACGGGCCAGCGCTTTATCTGGCACATCATTCAAGTTCTGGTCTTTTTGCATGGCGCCAGTGGCACGACTTATGGTTTCTCTTAAACCAACGTATTCGATAAGACCGTCAACGCTTTTTCCTGACAACGCCGTCAGGGTTTCGTCCAGCGGCTGCTTGCCCGCCAGTTTATTCAGTACTGTGGTGGCAAAGTTCGGATCGTTTCCCAACGCGTCAGCCAGTTCCTGCAGGGTGTCCAGCGCTTCCGGCGCAGAACCAACCAACTGTGCCACTTTCGCCGCAACAAACGCTGCTGTGGCAATTTCAATACCTGCAGCTGTGGTTTCCGGCGTTGGTGCCGTTGGCGTACCGGTCAGTGCCGGACTGTCCAGCGGCGCTTTGGTCTGTGCCTCAATCATGACAGCTTTGACCGCCTTTGGCGTGGCTGCCAGCGCTTCGCTGTCACTGTCCGTGGCGCTGCTTAACTTAACGATACCTTTTTTCGTCAGGCTGGCATCTTCCAGGGAAATCACGTCCGCAATGTCTTCTGCCCGTTTTGCGGCATCTTCTGCTCTGGTGGCTGCTGCTCCGGCAGCAGTACTGCTTTGCGCCGCCAGTGATGCGCTGGTATCAGATGCGGCGGCGTGGGTGGATGCCTCCGATGCTGATGACGAGGCGGCTGTTGCGCTGGCCGCTGCTGTACTTGCTGACGTTGCTGCGTTTGTCTCAGATGTTTTCGCTGCGGCTGCCGATGCGGCTGCCGCCTTTTCCGACGCTGCCGCCGCAGTGACTGACGCACCTGCATCACCGGCACTGGAAGCCGCCTGCGTTTCTGACGTCTTCGCGGCGGTTTCGGATGCTCCGGCGCGCGCTGCTGATGTCTGCGCCTGTTCAGATGCCTGCCCTGCGACAGTGGCATTCCGCGATGCCTCCGATGCCTGGCGGGCAACTTCTTCCACCATCGCCTCAAAACGCCGCAGCGCCTCCGGGCGGACGTCGTCTTCCGTCATGGCCCCCAGAAAATCATTCAGGGTGCCCGGCTTTGAATCATCGTAGACCGTAATAACTCCGGCATGTGACGGGGGATATCCTTCCACCAGGAGCGTGACAGTGTACTGCCCCTGCTCCACATCCATGCTGTAGCGCCCGGCGTCATCCGGATTTTCCGATGCCACCGTATTCACGACCACCGTCGTACTGGTCCGGCTGGCTTTCAGCTGAATGGTGCAGTTCTGTATCGGCGTTCCCGTACCATCTTTCAGTACGCCGGAAATAAGTACTGGCATATTACCTCCATAAAAAAACCCGCCCGCAGGCAGGCTTCAGATTTATTCACATCTCAGCACTGATTATCCGGGTCACGTAAATATGCCGGCAGAGAACACTGGACGCTCCGCGTGATTGTTTTTCCCTTTGCCTCACGGTGCTGTTTCTGCCCACGGTCGGTGCCGGTATAAATCCGGGTCTGGTTTTCAATATTGCTGTTGCCGCTTCCTCTTCCGTTATCGGCAACGGCAGCAGTGGAAAATAAAACGGACAGGGAAAGCCCTGCCGCCAGAGAAATTACGCGCGACATAGTCATATCTGTTCCTTGTTAAACGAAAGGGACCGGAAATCCGGTCAGTTTGTGAAGTTGCTCCCAGAACGGGAAACCATCACCAGCGGCCAGACAGAAGCTTCAGTGGTGTACTGCCCACGGACCCTCAGAGAGACGCTGATATCCACGACAGGTGAAGTGGTGTAGACCGAAAAGACAACGGTCTGATACATGGCCGGAATCCCTGCGGTATACGGCATAACCTCCGCCGTTTTCACCTGTCCGTTAATATTTATCGTGACGGTGATGGCACCGGAGCCACCGTTACGCTCACAGTTAGCCATCACCGTGATGGTTTTCCCTATCTGATAGGTGGCGCTGTCGGTATACCGTGTTGAGGTGCTGCGTTCGTCGTTCGTCGCCCTGATGCTCACGCCCTGCATGACTTTTGAGCCGCAGATATCACCGACAAACTCTCTCGCTTCTATCACGCCAGAAAACTTACCGGAGGTGGCATTGATTTCTCCCGTAAACGAGCCAGATACAGCGTTGATATGCCCGCTGATATCCGCATTTTTCGCAGTCAGCTTTCCATCCGGCGTCAGGGAAAATGCCGGAGGATTCCCGCCACTGGTAATGGTCGGCGCGCTCAGATATTTCAGGAACGCCTCATTCATGATTATCTGGTCGCCCTGCATGACGAATCCGGGCGTCTCGTTTCCGTTTGCCGGGTTAATATAAGCAATGCGATCCGCCGCCACCAGGAACTGGCTTATCTTCCCGTCAGGCATGTCTTCCATGCTCAGTCCAAGTCCGGCCACATAATATTTGCCGTCTTTGGTCTGCTCTATTTTGATGCCCCACATGGCGTTCCATTTATCGTTAGCATCCTGCCACTCCTTCGAAAACTGCTGCAGTTTGCTGGCGTTATCCTCCGTCAGTTCCACCTTCTCCAGCAGTTCCTTACCCAGGTGACTTTCAGTTATCTGCCCTTTGAAAAAATCCAGATAGCCTGCGGCATCGTTGCTGGCCTGCCCGGTCGCCTCCACGAATGCGGATTTACCGACCTGATTTACCGCCCGGATATAAAAATAGTAATCCCTGCCGGGCCTGATATTCACACTGGCCGCTATCCAGTACAGCGCCTTTCCCAGATATCGTGCGGCGTTTTCCACCTGATGGATATCCGTAATCTGCGCGTCTGAAAACCAGAACTCATACTGCACCGTCGGGTCGTATACCGCCTGACGCGGTGTGGCTGTAATCTGGAAATAGCCAGGGGTGAGTTCGATAAATGATGGTGCCGCCGGCGCGGAGATGCTGAACTGTGTGCTGGCCGGGTCTCCCTGTTGTCCCTGGCTGTTCACCGCCCTGACGGACAGGGTGTAGCGCCCCGGCGTCAGCCCCCGGAACCGGTACTGCGTATCCGGCGTTCCTGCGCTGCTTACCAGCCGGTCACTGCCATCTTCCGCCGCCACGTTCAGGCGCAAAGAAAACGAGGCGCCCTTAACGACTCGCGGTGTGTCCCAGCGCGCCAGTACCTGATACTGTCCCTCCTCCGCCAGAATTTCTGTGGTCAGATGCTGTATCGCCGGGGGAACGGTGCCGTGAATCGTTCCGGGTTGCGGATCGAATGATGCCCCGTTGTCCACGATGGACTCTTTTTCCGGCACATGCTGTACGGCGGTGATGGCATACGTTCCGTCGTCGTTTTCCCGGACAGCCACACACCGGAAGAGACGCTGGCGCAGCGACGGCAGTTTCAGCCCCCAGACGCTGTATTCCGCCACGCCGTCCGGTATCCGGCTGACCTGAACCTGCACACCGTCGGTAACAGACTGCACGTCCACGCTGACCGGCAAGCCTTCGCCATCCATCAGGCTTATCAGCGTGGTGCCGGACGACGGCAGGGTAATCTCCCTGTCAAGGGTCAGAATGCGGCGGGCGCGGTCAACGGACAGAATCCGCCCGCCCAGGCTGATGCCGGCATAATCCTCGTCGCAAACCTCAATCACATCACCGGGAACGTGGCGCAGCCCCTCCGCACCCACACTAAAATCAACCGTCTGGGTTTCCAGCAGCTCCGTTTTTATCAGCCACAGCCCGGCGCGGTGCGCCTGCCCGCGACTGGTACAGCCAAACGCATCCATTTTTACCAGATTGCGTCCGTAGTGACTGATGGCGACCGTGTCTTCCACCAGTTCCGTGGATGTCTGCCAGCCATTATCAGGGTCGATCCAGTTCACCTCTACCGCATTATGGCGGTCCTTCCGCGCACTGAAGCTGTAACGGAACGGTGTGCCCTCATCCGGCATTACCACATTGCTGCGGGTATAGGTCCAGACTGTATCCGAGGGCCTGTCCTGCACGAAGGTCATCATCTGCCCGTTCCACACCGGCATACAACGCATGGCGGAGCAGAAGTCGGTCAGCACATCCCACGCCTTACGCTGCTGTGCCAGATACGCATTAAAGGTCATACGCGGCTCTGTCCCGCCGAATCCGTCAGGGACCATCTGGTCGCAGTACTGGCCTATTGCATACAGCGCCCACCTGTCCACGTCCGCCGCGCCGATTCGCTGTCCCATGCCATAACGGGGATGTGTCAGCACATCCCAGAGACACCACGCCGGATTATTGCTGTATGCAGGCTTGAACGTGCCGTCCCAGATGCCGCTGTAGGTTCGCGCTACCGGATCGTAATTCGACGGCACATGAATAATCCGCCCGAAAAAATGGTAATTTCGCGTCACCTGCTGGCTGCCGAACTGCTCAGACTCCACCTGCAGGCCAATTACGGCGGTGTTGGGATAGCGCTGCCGGACATCAATAATCTCGGTATACGACGACCAGACCGTGTTGTTCTGTAACTGGTCAGTGGTACTGTCTGCCGTCACTCGTACCATCCGGATACCAAATGGCCGGGGAGGGAGATTATCCACTATCACCGAGGCCAGATACTGTGTGGTTGTTTTCCCGGTAATCGTAATCTCTTTTTCCACCACCCACTGACCATAGCGCTCAAGATGGATTTGCAGCCTGACCGATGTCGGATTGCGGTCGCCCTTGCTGTTGGCCTCCACCAGTGACTGCACGCCGAACGTAAAACGCAGGCGGTCAATATTTGCAGCCGTGATGGTTCTGGTCACCGGATTGTCGTATTTGACCTGTACACCAAGCACCGTCTCGGCGCCGGACGATTCAAATCCCTCCAGCGGGGTCTGTTCCTGCTCACCGACGCGGTATACCACCTTCACGCCGTGGATATTCGTGTTACCGTCGCGGTCCACCACCGGCGTCTGGTTTACCAGAACACTGTGCAGACCGTTCACCGGGCCTTCTATCGGTCCCTCGCTGATGGCATCGATGACGCTCAGCAGCTGCGTGGATTTAAGGTTATCCGGTGCCTCGCGGGGCGTATGCCCTTTTCCGCCGCCCTTTCCCATTTATTACCCCGTAAAACGACAAAACCGCCCGGAGGCGGTTCTGTCTGAATCTGTTCTGTTGTCAGCGGCCAATCACCACAACCTGACCACCATCTCCTTCATCAGCGGTACTGACTTCCTGGGAAATCACGCGTGACCCCACCTGCATCTCGCCGTACAGCACCGGCAACATGTTACCGTTGGCAACCATATTATCCAGCGACGAGAAATACGTGTTCTGCCTGCCGTTATCGGTCTGCCTCATTTCGGACATTTTGGGTTTTGGTGCCAGCATCTGCGCCATACCGCCCAGAATCATCGACGCCCCGGTCATATACATGCCGGATACCGCCGCCGCTCCCAGCCAGCCTGCCGGGTTCCACCAGGCAACGGCAATCAGCGCCGCACCAAGCACCGCCTGAAACACCCCGCCAGATTTGGCCCCGGCCAGACGCGGCACAATATGAATCACCGCGCCAGGCGGCAGCGGGTCATGCAGGCTGGTTGTCAGGGTATCAGCCGTAACATCGTCTCCGGCTATGCGTACCTGATACCAGCCGTCGTTCAGTTTCTGCCGGAGACCGGGCAACTGTACCGCCAGTGCCCGGACAGCTTCAGCACCACTGGCTACCTGCAGGCTGACGCGGCGGCAAAATCGTTGCAGATCCCCGTAAAGGCAAATTCGCGCCATGCCCGGTGTCGCCAGATGGAGTGCGTGCGTCGTTGCCATTTGTCGGTATACCTCTCACGTTTACTCAGTTGTTCAGGAATATGGTGCAGCAGCTCTCCGTCGCCGCAGTAAATCGCTGCGTGGTTCGGAACGGAGGAGCCAAAGCAGCAAATCAGCACGTCGCCGGGCTGCGCACTGGCTGCGCTGACACGGTAAAATCCCGTCGTCTCCAGATTATCCAGATAGAGATTGTCACCATGCCGCCACCAGTCGTCGTCCCGGTGAAAATCCGGCATATCAATCCCCGCCAGATGATAGGCATCACGGAACAGCGTGTAACAGTCAAAAACCCCATGTTTAAACTGTCGTCCGGTCAGGTGTGGCACACAGCGGAATTTATGTACCTGGTCGGCGCATACCAGCCACCACGGCAGGTCGCTTTGAACCTGCAGCCTGCGGTCCACATCGCTCAGATACGGCTGGCCGCCAGGATGGCTGTGAACCAGCGCCACAATATCCCCCTGCGTTTCAGCCCTCAGCCAGTCCTCCGGCGCCATACGGAAATAATCCTCCGGCGCGGCAGAAATATTCACACAGGGGAGATACCGTTCTCCCGCCTGTGTTCTCACCACGAAGCCACACGACTCCGCAGGCGCACACCGTCGGGCGTGCGCCAGAATATCCTGTTCTTTCATGAAGATTTACTGTGAAAGTTTATTAATGGAGAGGAAACCGCCAAAGTTTCCGGTATTGTTACGCAGGGCGCATCCCCGGGCGCAGCGGCTGCAGGCATCTTTTGCCGGATCGGCGGTAGGGTTATCAAATTCATCCGCGACAGCTGGTCCCGTATAGCCGCATTCGTCAGAGCGGTATATCCATGTACAGGTATTGGCCAGCATAATCCTCCCGGGGAAGACACATCCGTCTGTTTCAGTCGGTGTTGCCAGGACAAATGTCGCACTTACCGCCGTCAGATCACTGCACTGCTCGATCACCCAGCGGCTTACAGACTCCTGCTCCGGGTCGGCCTCCTGGTTGCCGCTTTGAAAATTAACGGCATCGAGAAACCGGGCATACACTATCCTGCGGATGACCGTCGCTCCAACCAGGCTATGCAAATCCTCCACCATTCCGGTCACCATACCGTAAAGATTGGATACCTTCAGTGACGGGCGCGCAGCTGCGCCTTTGCCGTTCATTTCAAATCCGCTACCCTCTACAGGATAAACATCATATTTCTG